TGGGTAAATCTTCAGCACCTCCAGCTCCTGATTATACAGGTGCAGCTCAAGCGACTGCTGCTGGCAATTTGGAAGCGGCTCGTGCTACGGCTGCTGCTAATCGTGTCAATCAATACACACCATATGGTTCGTTAGTCTATCAGCCAACAACAACTGATACATTTGGCAATCAGCTATATCAAGTTACCCAAACTCTCTCACCAGCGGAACAGCAAAAATTAGATTTATCAAATCAGCTTGATACTGGTCTATTAGGTACTGCACAAACAGGTTTAAATTATGCTCAAGGGGTATTGAGTAAGCCTGGTGTAGATATGTCTGGTTTGCCACAAATGCCTATCAATGCTGGCGAAACTTATTCTGATGCGATTATGCGTAGATTACAACCTACTATGACTGCATCTCAAAATGCTTTCGATACCAAAATGGCTAATCAAGGTATTGCTCCAGGTTCAGAGGCTTATGCCAATGCTAATCGTGAATTCCAACAACAACAAAACGATTTGCTTACTTCAGCTCAAATTCAAGGTATGCAAACAGGTCTTGGCGCACAACAACAAGCGTTCAATCAAGCTGCTTATAACCAAATGCAACCTATCAACGTTATTAACGCATTGCGGACAGGCACACAAGTTCAGAACCCTAACTTTGTATCTCCAGTTCAACAAGCTGGCACAGCAGGTGCAGATTTGCTAGGCGCAGCTAATCAACAATATAACGCTCAAGTAGCAGCTACAAATGCAGCCAATGCAGGTGCTGGTGGCTTTATGGGTGGTTTAATGAGCTTGGGTGGCGCAGCACTTCGATATTCTGATGAAAACTTAAAAGACAATGTTAAAGAAATTGGTACATTAAATAATGGCATTAAGATTTACTCATTTGAATACAAACCAGAATACAAAGATATTGCTGGTCATGGTACTCAAGTCGGTGTTATGGCTCAAGAGGTTGAAAAAGTCATTCCTGATGCTGTTGTTACAATGCCTAATGGCTTCCGTGCCGTTAATTACTCTATGCTAGGAGCTTAATATGATGCCAGGTGAATGGAATTGGATGGATAAACTTCCATCATTAGGTACTGACATTGCTCCTACAAATGATGCTACTGCGCAATTATTATTAAAACGTAGATTAGCTCAAGCAGATGCACTTCGTGGCGTTGAAATGCCCCAAGGTCAAATGGTATCTGGTCATTATGTAGCGCCTTCATGGACTCAATATCTTGGTAATTTGGCTAATCAATGGGTTGGTGGCAAAGAAGAAGAAAGAGCGCTTAAAGGGTATCAAGATTATGAAACTGCTAAATCAGCTAAATTAGGTTCATTATTAGAAGATTTGTCAAAAGGCAAAGAAACTAAAACTTACGATAATACACCTTTCCAAATTCAAGTTCCTAATGGTCGAACTCCAACTCCAACAGATAATCTTGGTGGTATGCAACCTTATGAAAGTGGCATGAAAACTATTAGTGTGCCAAATACAATAGCAACTTCTACTTATACACCTTATACTCAACAAGAGTTTATGTCTAAAGTTGGTAAAGTTATGCCAGAAATGTTGCCTAAATTTCTTGAAACTCAATTTAGTCAATATAACAAAGATAGAACACCTATTAAAGGTTCTGCTGGTGATGTTTTCTTTGACCCTGTTACACATCAACCAATAATGACAGTTCCTAACAAGCCAGAAAAGCCAACTGCGCCTGTTGAGCGTAAAAGAATGAAAGGTTTGACAGAGGTTCAGGAAATAATGATTGCACCTCCATCACCAGAACATCCTGAAGGACAATGGCAAGAAGTTGGTCGTGGTCCTAGATTTGCTCCTGATAAACCAGAACCAGACCCATGGCATTTAAATACAAAACCAACTATTGCACCTAAAAATGCTAAAGGTTGGGATTTGCGTATAGATAAAAATGGAAACATGGCTTATGTTAGCCCAGATGGAAAAACTTTTGAGGAGGTTAAATAATGCCTTTTGATTTAGCAAGCGCTCAACCAGCGCCACAAAACTTTGGTCAAAATTTAACTGGTGAGGATTATTTAAAAACACTTCCTCCTAACATGGCTACATTAGTTAAAAAATATGCTGCTGGCGAGCTTCCTGTTAGTCCTCAAATGACAAGAAGTACAGCAGGTATGCAATTATTGGGCGCTATTTCTCAATATGACCCAACATTTGATGCTACCAATTATCAAAAACGTCAACAAACCGCTACTGCATTTGCAAAAGGAAAACAAGCTGATGCTGTTAAGGGTGCGAATCAAGCCCTTTATCACATGGGTAATTTGTATCAACGTACAGAAGATTTAAATAATACTAATATTTTGCCTGGCATTATTAACCCAGTTGTTAATTATGTTGAACGTAAGGGCTGGGGTGATTCTCGACAAGGAAGATATAAACAATCTGCTCAAGCTGTTGCTTCTGAATTGCGTAGAGTATTTGCTGGTGCTGGTGGTGGTTCATTGGCTGAATTAAATAAATGGGAAGAATCATTTGACCCTAACGCTGGTGAGCAAGCACAAAAAGATTATATTATGAACGGTTTGGATTTGCTTCGTGGCGGTCTTGATGCGCTTAATACCCAATATCAGCAAGGAATGGGATTAAATAAAAATGTAGAAGATTTATTGAGTGCTAAATCTCGTCATGTTTATGAAAGTTTACAGGCTGGCAAAAATCCTAATGAGCCTAAAACTAAAGCTCAAAAAACAGGCGCTGCGCTTGTTACTCCAGTAAAAATATCTAGTGATGCAGAATATGAAAAATTATCTTCAGGAACTAAATTTGTTGGTCCTGATGGCGTAACTAGAACGAAACCATAGGGATAATAATATGGGATGGAAAGACGCTCCTGCCGTTTCAAATAAAGCAGCATGGCAAGCTGCTCCTGAAGTTGGTCAATCATTAGATATTGAAATTCCTACTGCTGAAGTTCTTGCTCGTAGAAAATCCAATAAACCATTTGAAACTGGCTCTGATATTTCAGGCAAATTGCTTGATGCTTGGGAAGCTAGTAAATTAGAAGGCTTGATGCCTGAAGTTAATCCTATTGGTGGTATTGCAAGACAACCATTTTTGGCTACTCGTGCTACTGAAATTGCTAATGATTTAAATGCGCTTGGAAAGACTACTGCTGCTAAAAAATTAGGTGATGTTTTATCTCGTATGGGCGAAGGCGCATCTTATGTTGGCGGTAAAATTGGTCAAATTCCAAGAGAAATACTTGGATGGGAATCTGGTAAAAATCCATTGGCATATAATACTATTTACAATGCTGCTAAAGAAGGCAATCAAGAAGCATTAAATGCTATTGTAGAAGCAACTCCTTTGGGTAAAAAATTACATAGTGATGCTATTTATAATTATGCAAGAGCTTATGATTTGCCACATGATGTTGCTGTATTAGCTCAAGACCAAACAAGATATCATCCGTTAGGTTTGGGTGTGCATGATTTGATAGACAAACAATATCTTCTTTATCCTCAAGCTAAAAATGCAGCAGAAGCTAGAGCTATGTCAGCAGCCGATGTTTATAAGCCTTGGAATGAATTAAGTGATGCAGAAAAATTAAGACAAGCTACACAAGCTGGTGTTGATACTGCTACATGGAGTCTAATTCCTCCTAGAACTGGCGAAAATGATTTAGGTAATGTTGCCTTTAAACTTGCTAAAAAAGCTGTATTGCCTAGTATTATGCACGTTACAGCTCCATTATCATCTCCTCGTATTGCTCGTATGGCTGCTATGTTATCAGGCAAAGGTGCAAATTTAATAGGTCGTATTGGTGAAGCAGGAAAAAATGCTTATGAAATGTTGCCAGAGGCTTCATTAGAAGATTTAATTAACGCAGGTATCGTAATACCTAAAACTCGAAATCAAGGAGAGTAATAAATGTCAAGAAACGGGTCAGGAACATATAGCTTACCTGCTGGTAATCCAGTTACCACAGGCACCACCATATCATCAACATGGGCTAACGGCACATTATCAGATATTGCTACCGCTTTAACGCAATCTATCGCTTATGATGGTCAAACAACCCCTGTCGCTAACCTTCCTATGGGTACTTATGCTCATACAGGCGTAGGTAATGCAACTGTGCGTACTATGTATGCTTCAGCAGCTCAAGTAGAAGATGGTACTCTAAACTATCTTACAAGCGTGTCTGGAACGAACACAATCACCGCCACAGCGCCTGTTGGTATGACAGGATATGTAACAGGTCAAGTATTCCGTTTTATCGCTGCTGGTGCAAATACAGGTGCTTGTACACTTAACCTTAACTCTATCGGTGCTAAATCTTTAGTTAAGACTGATGGCTCTGCTTTGGTGTCAGGTGATATTGCTTCTGGTGCTGCTGTGCAAGTGATGTACGATGGTACTAACTTCCAATTATTGAACGATGCTAATGGCGCTACTGAAACAGTCACTAACTTAACTGTAACAGGCACTTTAACTGCTAACAATGACGCTTCTATTTCAGGTCAAACGGTAGGTAAAGGTGGTGGTGCTGTAATTAGTAATACTGCCCATGGAACAACAGCTTTAGCAGCTAATACAACTGGTAATAGTAATACTGTTGTTGGTTATGCTGCTGGTAATGATATTACTACTGGCTCAAGAAATACTATTTTTGGTAGAGATGCTGGTACATCTGTTGTTACAGCAAATGATGTTACAGCTATTGGTGCTTTTGCTGCTACTTTGAATACGGCTTCAAATAATACTGCTGTAGGTTCACAAGCACTTCAAGCTAACACCACAGGCACACCAAACGATGCTTTCGGCTACCAAGCACTTTATAGCAATACTACAGGTGCAAATAACGTAGCGGTTGGTTATCAATCATTACAAGCTAATACTATTGGTATTTCAAATGCAGCGCTTGGATATGCAGCATTAAATGCAAACGTATCTGGGAATAGCAATACAGGTATTGGTAATTTGGCTTTGTTCAAAAACACAGCTTCAAACAATACCGCTGTAGGTAATCAAGCGCTAGTAAACAACACCACAGGCACACCTAACGATGCTTTCGGCTACCAAGCTTTATATAACAATACTACAGGTACAAATAACGTAGCTGTAGGATATCAATCTTTACTCAATAATACTACGGGTACGTTTAACGTTTCTGTTGGATTTGCATCTGGATATAACAATACTACTGGCATACAAAATATATTTATTGGCCCATATTCAGGCTATTACAATCAAACTGGTGGAAGAAACACTGGTGTTGGTTATAGTGCATTAGGGGCTGATTCAAATGCAGTAAATTCATTTTCATACTGCACTGCATTTGGCTCAAATGCTTTAGGAAAGCTGACAACAGGAAATTATAATGATGCTTTAGGCTACCAAGCGCTGTATAACAATACTACAGGTTTTAACAACGTAGCAGTAGGCTATCAATCACTAACTGCAAACACCACAGGCACTAGAAATACAGCCGTGGGCAATACCGCTCTTTCATCTAATACAACTGGTGAAAGAAACGTAGCTGTTGGTTCTGGTGCATTAGGCACAAATTCTATTGGTAATTACAATGTAGGTATTGGTGGAAATGCTTTAGCAACTAGCACAGCTTCTAACAACGTGGCTGTAGGCGGCTTGGCAATGGAATCAAATACTACAGGAACAGAATCTGTGGCTATTGGTTATCAAGCATTGCAAGTTAATACTACAGGAACATCAAACGTAGCCGTTGGATATAGAGCATTAGGTGCTAATACTATAGCAACTGTAAATACTGCATTAGGTTCATTTGCTGGCGTTTTAATTACAACAGGAAGTGGAAATACTTTAATTGGCAATAGCGCTGGCGATGAATTAACTACTGGCGCAAATAACGTAATCATTGGATATAACGCTTCAGCAAACGCTGCAACTGGTGCAGGTCAAATTGTTATTGGTCAAGGTGGTATTGGTCAAGGTGATAACTACGTAACTCTTGGTCGTGGGGGTACTAACTACATCTACAACCAATTTACTACTAACGCTACTTGGACTAAAGCATCTGACGAACGCATTAAACAAAACATCCAAGATTTGCCAATCGGTTTAGACTTTATCAACGAACTCAAAGTTAAACAGTATAACTGGAAACCAAACAACGAATATCCAACAGATATTATTGGCTACAGCGAAGAAAACACACAAGATACCGAAGCTGTAATGTACGGCATGATTGCTCAAGATGTTAAAGCTGCAATGGATAAATTGGGCTATGAACACTTTGGCGGTTGGAACGTGCGTGAAGCTGACGGCTTGCAAGGCTTATCTAACGAGATGTTTGTTCTTCCTCTAATCAACGCAGTCAAAGAACTTTCTGCACAAAACGCATCATTACTTGCTAGAATAGAAGCTCTTGAATCTAAATAGGAGTTTTTATGCGTAAAGTTTTAATAGGAACGCCAGCGTATGACGGCCGTATTGATGTATGGTTTGCAAACTCTCTAGTCAACACGATTAGAATGACACCAAAAGATACGGTCATCATCCCTGTTTACATGGCTTATGATTCACTTGTTCAACGTGCTAGAAATGACCTAGTTAAACTAGCACTTGACGAAAACTTTGACGATTTAATCTTTATTGACTCTGATGTTGAATGGCAACCTGAATGGGTAAATAAACTTCTCTCCTATGACGCAGATGTTGTAGGGGGGATTTATCCTAAAAAGACTGACCTTCATCAATTCCCTGTTAAACCATTAGAAACAGGCTTCAAAGCTGAAGAAAACGGTTTGATAGAAGTAGCAGGATTACCTACAGGTTTCCTACGAATTACTCGTAAAGCATTGAAAGATGTTTGGGAAGTATCAGAAGAATACGAAAACGAAGGCAAGACTAATCGCATGGTCTTTGATGTAAAAGTCATGGATGGCAAGTTAGTTTCAGAGGATAACGTATTCTGTCGCAAATGGCGTGATTTAGGTGGGAAGGTTTACATTGACCCTTCTATGACTTGCAACCATATTGGCATTAAAAAATATCAGAGCAATTTTCAAGAATATTTAAAATATTTAGAGGGTGAGAATGAACGACCAATCGATAATTAACCTAGTTATGGGTACTGCCCTAGCCGTTATTGGTTGGTTTGCCAGACAGCTCTGGGATGCCGTTCAGACGCTAAAGGTAGATGTGCAGAAAATTGAGGTTGACCTGCCTAGCAATTATATCCGTAAAGATGAATTCCAAACTCGTATGGATAAGGTAGAGGCTATGCTAGAGAAAATCTTTGACAAACTTGAAGCCAAAGCTGATAAATAATGGAAGATGAATTCGACAAACTCCAAAGATTGTTTGAATCAGTTATTGACCAAACTGTTGATTCTATATACATTAATGAGAATGATGATTTTGTCATTGAATTTTCAAACGGCTCATTAATAGAGGTATTCTCTGAAGATGGTGATTTGGGTATGTATTACGAAATTGGAGAAACTGACGAGCCAACCTTACAATAGGGGGTTATGTGAGTAAAACGCATTTCGTATTGCCAGATGTTCAGGCTAAACCAGATATAGACTTTTCTTATTTAACGTCTGTTGGGCGTTATATCGTAGATAAAAAACCAGATGTAATTGTATGTTTAGGGGACTTCGCTGATATGGAGTCCCTTTCTTCTTATGACGTAGGTAAAAAGTCATTTGAAGGTCGCAGTTATAGTAAAGATTTGTGGGCTGCTCGTGAGGCAATGGATGCTCTGCTTATACCGCTTTTTGAATTTAATAAAAAAGCAAAAAAGAACAAAGAGAGGCAATACAAACCTCGCATGGTTATGTTATGCGGTAATCATGAAAATAGAATCAATAGAGCGATAAATGATGATAGGAAGCTAGATGGCCTCATCTCGACTGATGATTTACCGTATCAAGATTGGGAAGTTATACCATTTCTTGAAGTTATTACTATTGATGGTATTGCTTATAGTCATTATTTTACTTCAGGCACTATGGGTCGTCCCATTACAACTGCTCAAGCTCTGCTTACTAAAAAACACATGAGTTGTATTGCTGGTCATCAACAAGGCAGACAAATTGCTTATGGTATGCGAGCTGATGGCACAGAAATGACAGCTATTATCTGCGGAAGCGCATATGAACACGAAGAAGATTATCTTGGTCCTCAAGGTAATAACCATTTTAGAGGGTGCTATATGCTTTATGATGTACATGATGGCAGATTCGATGAATTACCTCTGACATTGAAATATCTAAAAGAGAAATATAAATGAGAAAAATATCAATATGCTCTTGGTGCGGAACGCCCTTTGAAGTAGAGGATGATGAGCAAGAAACCGATGTATGCCAAGAGTGTATTTTTATTAAAGATGATGATGTCGGATTGTTAGATGATGACGATTTAGTATTTCTAAAAGGAAAAGAATGATAAACAGTAGAAGCCTTTCAGACTTAAATCCTAAAGTGGCTGCAATGTGTAGTGAATTTATTAATCGCTGCAAAGCTCAACACATCGATATTCTTATCACTTCTACCTATCGTGATGCAGAAAGCCAAAACGCTCTATATGCACAAGGTAGAACAGTACCAGGAAAGAAAGTGACAAATGCTAAAGGCGGACAATCGTTCCATAATTGGAAAGTTGCTTTTGATTTTGTTCCTATTGC